GACCTTATGATTCCCCTGCATTTCTTCTTTTCTAGGAAATATGCGAGTGATGAGTACTCTTCGAATAAACCAAACCGACCATATTTCCCCGTGTGTGCAGTGCATAGACAGAATATCGAGTTTGTCCTCGAATTCCACGAACAAACATTCTTCACTGACACTGGGACAACGCTTGAACTTCCAGTCATTAAACTTGTCACTGAAGAGATTACAGTGTCTGCGGAAGAACGTCAGTACCTAGCGACTAAAAAACAAACCTTCATAACAGATATCGTACGTAAACACCCCAGTATTGTGAGTGTACCGGGTGAAGACTCAATCCGAAACAATCTTGTACCAAACATTCCAGTCAAGTGTATTCATTGGTTTTTGCGTAATACTGAATTTGAAGATGAAAATGATGCAACTGGTGGTAAGTCCCTACAAGAGGAGAAGTATTATCAAAACAGATTCAACTTTTCATCGAATGTAAACTTTGATGAAGTACAGACATTCTTTAATCCCATCATGGATGAAGCAAGTTTTTTCATAAATGGAAACAGATTACCCAATGTTTCAAAAACGAATCATAACTATTACAAGTATCTCATTCCGTTTAGAAATAGATTGGCGAGACCTATCAGAAATATTTATACATACAGTTTCTCGATGAATCCGATCAATGTGGAACCATCGGGGAACTTGGACTTTAGCCAAATACAATCTGATAAAACGTCGATTGAAGTGAAACTTGACACTTCAGAAACCTCACTTGTAGATGTGACTAACAAAACATATTCACTCAACATGTATTATACCGGATATCAAACATACATATTCGACAAGGGTTTCATGTCTCTTGCTTACTAAACAGAGAAGTCTTGTTATTGGAAATATAGTCGATGATGTTATTTTTTATACACCATTTGATGAAGTTCAACTGTGCCAAAGTCGTATGAACTTCATGAGATGTCCCAGGAATGACATACGGAAACTTTTCCGAACGACAAAATGGGTCAAACAGTTTCTTACTGTACCCATCTAAACTAGATTTATAAGCACAGTGAACAGTGAATAGTTTTCCATCATGTGTGGTATACATTGTATTGTTCTTCTTAGCGTAATTCGTGATAAACCATTCAAGGTTGCGAAGTGAGATACCACTCGTTTTATCTAGAATGTTCATTAATTTGGTTCGATTCTTTTCCTCATTGTAAAAGTTGTTTATTGATGTTAGTAGAATTGTCGATTTACTCATTACTTAATGAATTGACACAAATCTATAAGCTCGTTTTTTATTTCACACCCCGGACATCCTCTCACAAACATTTGTTCGGGTCCGTGGGTATGACTATCTCTACTAGGAAGTTCACGCTTTTTTATTTTTTCACCTTGAGCCTTATGAAATTTGCAGTACCCATCTTCAACCGCACGAAATGCACATCTCTGCTTCGACCCATCTTTACATGTTTTCACACCTTTACACATCGCATGATTATTTGACTCAGGTACATCTCTCAACAATAGGTCCAATGGAATAGCATGAATTTTAGATATTTCTTCGAGCTTTTTATTCAGTCTTTCATTGTAATTGTTATTCACTTCTTCATCAACCATGTTGTAAATATGTTCAGTGATTGCATCATCGATTAAATCTGGAAGTTGTTCGTAAATCAGATGTCTGATGTTCTCAACAACGATTTTTGTAATCTTACTCTTTGATGTCATGTCTTATCATTAGATTGCGCGTAGCTTTTAAATAAGTCTTCAACAGAGTTTTGTTTTTGTCTAAATAGTTTAATACGATCCCGCAATACAGATGCTATACCTTCACTACTGATATTGTTCTTTTCACACTCTTCAATCAACTGTTCCTTTTTCATACCACTTAAGGCTGGACCAGTGACTTTCTTTGGTGGTTTATACTGTTCAATGATTTCACCGAAAATCTCCTGCTTTGTATTATCATACAACGGGTCGAGTAGATCACACACAGGATTCAGAAACTTGTTCACAAAGTAGTAGTGGTAATCGACGGGGATGTTATGCTCTTCAACATATTTGGGATCTTCAGACTTTTCAAAAGCCTTTGCTTTAGGGTTATCCGTTTTCGTGAGTAGGTATGGTACCCTATCACCAGATTGTGGTTCAGAACCTGGTTTCCTTTCCCGCATTTTATTGACTACCTGAACATGTGCCTGATTGATGTGTCTACTTTCGGGACCACTAATGGACACACTCTTTCCACCAACTTTATAACTATCAGACAGAGACTGACTCAAAATAAGCTTCTCATGTGGAATTCCACCCGATAGGAGTTCGTTCGCTCGTTCCCTCGCAAGTTTCTTTGGTGGACCCGGGTCCCCGGAAGTCAATACAACGTCCAGCAACTCCTTACACACTTCTCTCATATGGGGTGTGTTGTCTCGTCGAACAAGTTGGAGACCTTTTACATCCACATAGTCCATATGCATTTGGTCATCTTTACCCTTTGTCCACAACTTGGCTGCGTATCTCTTTTTTGAGTAGAGAAAATATGGCCAGTAAACCTTCTCAAGTTCCAGGTTATTTGGCTTTTTGAAGAGAGCTGAGCACTCTTCCGCCGCTCGCTCACCAATCTCCCAACTATACTCGATAGCTTCGATACCTTTGCGGTCCCCCACATCAAACTCGACCATAACTGAATCCGTGTCGCCATACCTTACCTTCGCACCAGGGAAGTTCGCTTCTACATACGTCTTAGTCTCTTCAATCATACCACGACCCCTACAAGTTGTTGTAGATGCAATCGGTACACACGGAAGGATTCCCTTACCAGCCCCTGTAAAACCATATACAGAGTTCATCGAAACCTTGTACGCCAACTGTTTACCATTGTACACTTCCTTCATATACCCCGTTGCAGCAGCCATATCTCTCTTTGCCTTTTTACGAAACTGTTTGAGCTCTGCAAGAATGGCTGGTAGGAGACTTGGTACACCCTGTGCAAACTTATACGTCTTGTCTCCGATGTTAAATGTTTCGTAGTCAATTCCTTCGATATTTCCGTACCTCCGCTCGTCCATGACATATGTGGAATAACACAGGTTGTGTGCCATCATGATAGATGGATACAGAGCTTCGAAATCTAGGGCTGTGATTGGTGTGTAGTAGGCACCCTTTTGTGCCTCTAAAACAGTGGCTCCTTCATATTGTTCTTCGGGTAGAGAACCATACTTAATCGTCGGTACCATGTATCCCAGTTCTCTAGCCTTTTTGGATAATTGACTGAATACCTTGATTTGTTGACCTCTCTCAACCAGGAAAGATACGGGTACCCAGGTCGCCTTTGCCATCTCTATCAGGTTTAACAGAATACACATCTTTTTCATCAACTTGTGTGGTAGAAGTGTATCCTTGATACAATACTCAGCAACTTCATACAGCTTTTTAGGATCACCCTCCAGGAAACGAGCAAACATTTCCTTGGGAGCCATATCAATCTTTTGATCGCCAAGGTACAATTTCGAAACATTGTTCAAACTGTAAGAATCTAGCTTGTACCCTTTCTTGACTTCGTGGAACATATCAAAAATAAACCGTCCAGGCATTGGTAAGAGCTTCAAAAAGTTATCACCCAAGGCACTCGAACTCAACTTTTTCATTACTAGATGACACTCGGTATCTCGGAGTTTACTGAGTTGGTAGAAATCAATCCCACACCCCACCATCGCAGCGCGTTTGTAGATGTATTCAAGATCAAAACCAAATATATTCCACCCAGTCATGATGTCAATGTCTTTTTCATTCATGTACTGTTTGAAAGCCAATAACATCTCCTTCTCCGTGTCAAAGCTAATGACGTCCGGACCATCAGTCTTTTTATAACACAGACAAACCTTTTCGTATGGTTCGTCATTTCCGAACTTACACAGGGAAATTGCAATTTGAAAACATGCATCATCAGGAACATTTGGGTCGGGAAACTTACCTGTAGAACTATTACACTCAATATCAAACGATGCAACAACAAACGGAGCAATGTCATCTCGATCAACCGGTTTCAATGTTGACCAATCATTGCACCACAAGTCAATATCAGTTTTAGCAAGGTGTGAACGAACACACGTATCACCCGTGTCTAACCAACCGGTGGACTGAATCCCAGTTCTGTGCATGAGTCTCAGGACAGGATCAATATTTGATTCATAGACATGATATTGTCTGAACTCGTTGTTATACATGAAAATCGAGTTAACCTTTCGTCTATGCTCTAACGATTTGAAATTGAGATGCATGAAATGAAACTCTTCGTTGTTTTGGAAACCCCAAACATCTTTTTGCTTTGTTAAACTGTATCCAGTCACATGGTCCTTTTTTAGTCTACAAATGTCGTTGTACAGACGTTTAACATCTTGTTCGTTCGTACCCCTGGGAAGCTTAACAAAGAAGTAAGGATCGAATGTTGTCGTCACACAAAC